ATCTATCTATGACAAAGATATAAAAAGTGTTGATGATGATGTTTTGGATAGATTGGAAAAAGCAGTTAATTCTATTGATTTTGGAGAATATTACATAATATTTAATAATTTTAATGATAGCGGAAGATTATACGAAGTTTATTTTTCTATAAATTTTAAATCTGAAGATAAAGAAAATATCATATCTCAAAATAAGAAAAAATCTTTATTCGATAAAATTAGGAGTTGGTTATATGAGCAAACAAGCAAAGAAAAGAGAAATTAATAAGTATAGAGTTGAAATAGCTAGATTATATTTCATAATAGCAGAACAACAGTTCCTTAATGAAAGTTGGATAGATAAATATAAGGAAATGAGAATATTACTAAGACAACATAGAGAAAGAGAGCATAAACTTCAAAGAGAGATTGAGCAGTTGAAAGCTGAGAATTATAGCTTAAAGCATAGAGGACTTTTCAAAAGAATACTTGGGGCTTAGGAGGAATAAATATGATAGTAGAAATTTACAAGGGAATAGACAGTGAAAAGCCAGTTGATATTATAATTGTTTTAGGATAGGAGGTAAGAAGATGATTATAAGAAGTAAAGAAGTATTGAATGATAAAACTTTAAAGGAGATTCAAGATAATATAAAGAAATTATATGATAAACAAAAAGGAGAATAACTTTAGATGAGAGAGGTCAAGAAAGCAATAGCTTATTTTAGAGTAAGTACAGATATGCAAAAAGAGGACCTCTCCCTAGAAACTCAAGAAAAGGGAGGGGAAATCTTTGCTAGAGATAACAATATAGAAATAGTAAAAAAATTTACTGATGTTATGAGTGGTGGAAATAGAAATAGAAAAGGTTTTATTGAAGCTCAAAAATATCTTGAAGAAAATCAAGGTGAGATTGATTACTTTATAGCCTATGATGTTTCTAGAATAGCAAGAGATGCCTTTGCTTTTCTTTCACTGTTTAATAAACTTAATCTTTTAAATGTTAAATTAAAATTAATAAATAATCCTACACTAGATAGTGATAGCCCAATGGGAAAACTTATTCTTACAATATTAGCTGCCATATTTGAGTTTTTTAGGTTTGATAATGCTGATAGGGTAAGAGATAATATGATAGTTAAAGTAAAAGAAGGAAAAAGAATGAATAATGCTCCATATGGATATAGGATTATTGATAAAAAAATGGTAATAGTTCCTGAAGAAGCAGAACTAATAAAATATATTTATCAGGAGTATTTAAAAGGTCATGGAATAGTAGCTCTTGAGAGAATGACTGGAAAAGATAGAAGTACTATAAAGCAATGGCTTAATAATAAAGTATATGCTGGATATAATATATTTGGAAAAAGGAAAATGAACAAAACAACATTTAAACCAATGAAAAATCCTGATGAAACTAAAATAGTAGAAGCTAAAGGAGATTGGGAGCCTATTATAGATATTGATACTTGGGAAAAAGTTGCCAATAGAATGTCTTTGAACCAAGAATTAAGAATGAGAAATATAGAGAAGACTTCCTATTTATTATCAGGATTACTTTTCCATACTTGTGGCTCTAAATTTAGAGGTAATGCTGGAAGAAAAGGAACATATTATTATAGATGTACTGGGTGTAGTAGAAGTATAAAGAGTGATACTCTTGATAAGAAAGTTTTAGATGAGCTTTTTAACAGTGAGTTTTTAGATGAATTGAATAAAATTCCACTTGAGAATAATAATAAAGATAATGAATTAAAGAAATTAAAGGCTCAAAAGAGCAAATTAAAAACAAGAGAAGAAAATTTAATTGAGCTTTATGCAGATGGAGATATTACCAAGGAGCAATTTAAAAGTAAGAAAGTTGATATACAAAATTCATTAATTGATATAGAAGCTAAAATTATTGAATTAGAGAATGAAAGAAATGAAGTAAAACAAAATTTAGATTTTAAGAAAATGTTTATTGAAGCTTTAAGTAATTTAAAGAATGCTGAGAGTAAGCAAGAAGCTAATAAGATATTAAAACAGATAATAAAGAAAATAGAAGTAAATGAAGAGAGAGAAGTTTTTATTCATCTTAACTTTTAAAAAAGACAGACCAATAAATTAGTCTGTCTTTTTCTTACATTAATATAATATTATTCTTGAACAGGTTTTTTAATAAATCCTAAGATTAAAGCTGTAACTACAGAACCTACTATTATAGCAACTAGATACATAATAGGGTTTGTCATAACTGGTAATACAAATAATCCACCATGTGGAGCTGGTAATTGAACTCTAAAGAACATTGATAATCCTCCAGCAATTCCAGAACCAATTATACAAGCTGGGATAACTCTAATAGGGTCAGCTGCTGCAAATGGGATAGCTCCCTCTGTGATGAATGATAATCCCATTACATAACAAACTTTTCCAGCATCTCTTTCATCTTGAGTGAATTTATTTTTAAAGAAAGTAGTAGCTAGAGCAATTCCAAGAGGTGGAACCATTCCTCCAGCCATTACAGCAGCATGTGGATAATAGTTTCCAGCTGTTATCATCATAATACCAAAAGTGAAGGCACTTTTATTTACTGGACCTCCCATAAATATTTAGAGCAATAAAAAAAGCCTGTTCTGATAACTAAATCGAACAGGTATCTCATAGAAACCAAAACTAACATAAAGTTGAATTGGGATCTCCTTATACACTTGGTACATGAGCATATATATTATATCATTTTTAAAAAATAAGTCAATTTATAAAAAATAGAGGTATGTAATAATACCTCTTTTATTTTCAAAGCCCCTTAAAAACGGTTTTAGGCGTTCGTTTTTAGTGTGCTAATTATGGATTTTTATTTTTACTTTCTTTATATTGCTCTAACATATTTTTTAACTTTTCAGGAATAGGAACTCCACAAATGGAAGCATTTTCTAAGATACTCAATCCTTCATTACTTAATAAAATTCCTACTGTTAGACTCTTAATAGCAAACTTCCCATCAAATAACAAATCTATTTGATAAGCTAAGACAACTACACTTATCATAACCATTTTTTTTAGTAATCCTTTGAATCCAGCCTTACTATTTACCTTTTCAATTATGACAGCTTTTGCTACTCCTGTAATATAATCAATAAGCATAAGTATAGAAAGACATTCTACCATTTTATCTTCTCCACCAGTTATAAGAAAAATTAAAGATAGAATTCCCCCTAATACCCACATTAATTTATTTATAAGAATATTACCTACATCAACAAATAATTCTAATACTTCTGTAAAAGTCATAAAATTCCCTCCTACTAAGATGAAAAAATATATTCTATTGCTATATCTGCTTTTTCAAACCACCAGTCAGTAATTGCTAGTTTAGGGAATAAAGAAGCTAACATACACATTAATAAAATTATAATAACAATCCACATCATTGTTTTTGAAAAAGTATTTATTTTTTTTATTTCAATTTCTTGAGCTTTCTCTCCACTCTTTGCTTTTTTATTAAAAATATCAGCTATTTTTCCTCCAAAAGCTATTATCGAAGCAATTATTCCATTCATATTTATCACTCCTTTACTTTAGCATTAGTTGAAAATGAGGATAATCACTAAAGTTTTTCCAATCTCCTCCCCACTCAATATTATATTTCTTCATTAATTCTCTAGCTGAATCTGCTACCTCTTTAAATACTTTTTTACTCCAATTACTTTTATTATTAATAATTACAGCTATATCAAAAGCATATCCTAATCCATCAACTTTTACTTGATGTTTAGATTTTATTTTATAACCATCACATTTAGTTACAATTTTCCCTGGAATAGTTCTTCCTTGTTGATATATTTTATTCTGCTCTTCTGCTGTTCTAACTCCACAGGTTATACTGATATCATATGGAGTTACTTTTATTAATTCTGTAGCAAATTCTTGTAATTTTGGGTGTAATCCCTCTAAGTTATTTAAACTTCTTTGACTAAATTTATACATATATTTTCTCCTTATTTCATTTGATATTTAAAAATTTCTGTCCATTTAAAGTAGGTGATATCTACTTAACCACTAATTCTACCAATCCAAGTTCTATATTTTTAGGTACTACTTGGCAGAAAATTGAGGGTAGATTTCTACTTGGTACTTCTGGAAGTGGAGCTAGTAAAGCTACTGGTGGAAGTAATAGTAAAACTATTGCTCAAGCTAATCTTCCTGGTGTAAAAATTCAACTTAATAGTTTTTCTCTATCAAGAGGAACAATGGATATTACAGGTGCTTTTTATACAGGACATACTTCAACTGGAGGTTATCAAGAGGGAGCTTTTTATCAGGGAAAATCTTATGGTATGAGAATTAGTGCTGAGGGTACTAGTGGTTCTCTAATTCAATTTCAAGCTTCAAGAGCTTGGACAGGAACTACTAATACAGCTCAACCTCAAACGGTTAATTTAGGTAGTGGACAAGCCTTAGATATTACCCCTTCTTACTATACAGTTCATATGTGGCTAAGATTAACTTAATCTTTTCCATATGTTTACTACAATGTAAGGTGGCATAATAGAGAAAGCTTCTCCATTTCCTGTAGCTCCTATACTAGTTACTGGAGATGCACTTCCTGTTGTTTCTCCTCCAGCACTTTCTGTTATTGCATTTTTAGTAGTCTCCCATCCTCCAGCTCCAGCTAAATTAGGACCATCAGCTTGTTCATTATTATATCCTTTTATTTTATGAGTATGAGCTGGCTGAGTATGAGTATGAGCAGCAGTAGTGGCACTATGTGTATGACTAGGTAAGTTAGCAATAGTTAGTTTAACAGTACTAGCTCCTCCAGTAATTCCTAATCCATAAGATGAACTACTACCCAGTAAAAACCTACCTTCTTGCTTAGCCCATGTAGTACCTAACCATAAAGTTGAGGGATTTTCATTACCTAGTGAAAGATATAGTGAATTTACTGGGAAAGGACAGAAATTTTTAAATTTCTCATCAGTTTCAGTTTTAGTATATGCCCCTATTCCACTAGCTGTAATATTAATACTTTTAGCTGCTGCTCCATCATAGCTCACTGGATTTTGTCCATTCATCTTTATTTCAAGAGCATTAGGATTTTTCATACTTGTTGGAAAATCTGAAATATCTGCTTTTTTATGTTTATGACTACTTGGTGCATAATCATGTGTATGAGAAGTATTAGCTTTTTTCTTTAGCTCCTCATTATAATATCCCATTAAAGCAGCTACAAGAGCTTCAGTGCTCTCATAGTCTACTAATTTCTTTCCTAAAGCTTTTTCTAATGCTTGAGTATCTACTTCACTAATACCAAGTTGTTCTTTGGCTAGTTCTATTCTTTCTTTTAAATTCATTATTTACCAACTCCTTTTAAGCTCCTTTATATTTATTGATAATCGCTTGAGCTTCTTTTTCAGTCATTGTATTATTTAAGGCTGTTTCTACTCCTGTTACTTTTCCACCTAAAGTTGTTATATTTCTCTCATTTGTTGTTGCCTTTTGTAAAGCTGAAGTGCTATCATTAGCTGCTTTATTCCATTTATCTCTTTCTCCAGTCCCTACTAACTTTTCGCTAGCTATATCAATAGTTCCATCTCCACCTATTGTAATAGGTCCACCATTTTTAGCTTTAACTCCTCCTAGAGTTGTTGTATTTGCTACTGGTAAAGTATAGTTATTAAGACCATCTAGTTTTTTCTTATCCTCTTTACTCATCAATCCATCTTGAGATTGGGTAGCTAATCCAGGAACAAATAATTCTCCAACAGTTTGCCACTTATTTGTAGGGTCACCCTCATAAATTAATATTGTATTTTTGCCACTATATGTAGGTTCTTTAGTAATAATTACCATATATCCCTCTTGAGGTTGAGTTATTTTTGTATTAAGAGCTTCTAATGTTTCATATACCCCTTTAAAAGCTAAACCACTAGCAAAGGTATTTATTGCTGCCGTTAATTGTTCTTGTGATACTTTATCACCCCAAGTTTTTTTCTCTTGAGGACTTACAAACTTTTTGCTATCTGTCTCTGTTACTTGGTCAGCACTATGTGTATGTGAAGATTCTGCTTTTGTTTTTATTAATGCTATAATCTCTTTAGCTAAAAGGTCATAAGCAACCTCATCTATTATTTTCTTTCCACTTGCTAAACTTTCAGCTACTCTTGTATCTAAATTTTCCATTTATATCACTCCTTGTTTTGATTTTTATATTTGTCTATTATTGCTTGTGCTTCTTCTAAAGTAATAATATCCTTTTGCATATCATCTTTAAGTTGGTCCGCATACTCTTTTAATTCATTTTTAGAATTTTTTAAAATCTCATATAACTCATCTACTATATCTTTTACATATTCTTTTTCATCGC